AAGAGTACATGAAGGGCGGCAATCAAGTTGAGCGCGAAGTTAAGATCTTTGAATCGGTAGACCAGTTTGACGGTTACATCCGTGAGGCATCTGCGCTTACCGGCTCAGGCTACGATGTTGGTGGCCGTACCGCTTACGATCCCGTGTTTGCTGCTAAGCGTCTTGCAAACCCGATGATGGATCTTTCTCGCATTGTCGCAACTGACGGTTCAGCCTATCAGTTCCGCGTAAAGACCGGCAACGCTGGCGCTCAGTGGGGCTACACGGTTCAGAACAACGGTGCATCCACGACTGAAGCAACGTCGATTTGGCAGGTGATCCTCAAAGACTTGAACGCACAGTTCCCGATCCGTACTGCTGCGCTTGATGATATTGATGGTCTTGAGCCTAACGTTGTTGACGACATGCTGATGGAATTCCAACAGGCAATGGCAACCTCGATGATCCAGAACAACGATCAGAGCGGAACCGGAACCTCGGTCACGACAGGCGGTGCAGATGGTCTGCGCGGTTTGGATCAGTATGCGGGTGCAAATGCAACCTACACGGGCGGCACAGTTTCCACGGCTTCTTTCGGAACCTCGGGAACCGCAACGACCAATGGTCTGCATAACCTTGCAACCTATGACCAGCTCACCACCAACGCAAACACTGTAGGCGCAAACAACATCGTTTATAAAGACGTTGTTAACTTCATCTACAGCTTGCCACAGCAATACTGGACCCCGACCGCTCGGTTCATGATTAACCCAATCTTGTTGCAGGGCATCCGTGGTTTGGTTGACGATCAGAAGCGTCCGATCTACATCGACGGCTTAAGCCGTGATGATGGCATCGTTGGCAAGTTGCTTGGCTTTGACGTTGTGGTTAACAAGTATGTTGACAATCCTTCTCAGCCCACAACCGGCGCAGCAGGTACAACGTCTTATTACCCAATGTACTTTGCTGACTTCCAGCAGTTCCACACCATTGTCATGCGCCTGAGCATGGTTCTGCGTCGTTATGACCAGACGCTTCCAGGCTCGATCACGTTCTACGGCGAGACTCGCGCAGCAACTTCTGTGCGCGATCCTAACGCTGGCGTACGTTATCGCTCGACTGGCACTGCGGCTTAATTTAAGAGGGCGAAAGCCCTCTCCCTCTATGGAGAGACTATGAAACAGGTGATTTTAGAAGGGCTTAAGCAGGCTCTCCACGAGGGCAAAGCCAAGGTGAACCTCGCTGAAGCCTCAGCCCTCACGGGCTCGGGCTCCGGCGTTGGTGGCCGCGTCTATAACGAAGATGTGTTTGCAAGTCTGCGTTACTGGAACCCTTTCCGGGTTTACGCTAACCAGACCATGACAGCAGATTCGGATATTCAGTTTGTTGTAAAGACTGGTAATGCTGCCAACAGTACGAACCCCTGGGGCTACACGGTAAACGCTAACAGCGGTTCGCCCAACATTGCGACGAGCATTTGGCAGCTTCCGATGCGCGTTATTAGCGCTCAGATGCCTATCCGCGCAGCAGCGATGGACGATATTAATGGTCTGGATGCCGCTTTAGCCGAAGATCTTGCAATGGAATTTAGCCAGATCGAAGCCGCGTCAATGGCAATCAATAACGATCAGGCAGGATCGACCACCACAAGCACAGGTGCAACTAACGGTCTGCGCGGTCTTAAGATGTACGCAGGAACCGCGGGCTCTACGGCGGCTTACGGTAGTTCGGGTACGGCGATTACTAACGGCATCCATACGCTTAATACTGTCGGCTATACGCATAGCGGCGGCATTGAGTGGGAAAGCCTTGTTGATGTTGCTAACGCTCTTCCGGGCCAGTTTTGGAGAATGCCCGGAACGGCGTGGATGATGCACCCCACAGCATTACAGACTTTGCGTGAATACACCCATGCAAGTAATTCCTACGCGTTGGTTGAGACTGGCGAAAAAGACGAAGGCCCAGGTGTCAACATCATGGGCTGGCCGGTTATTGTCAATCCCTACTTAGACGCTCCCGCAATTGGCGCTTCTCCCATTTACCTAGCCAACTGGCCGCGGTTTATGTGGATCGTTGATCATTCAGAAATGACGCTGCAACGCATGGAACAAACGCAGCCTGGGACAATCACGATCTACGCTGAAAAGCGTTTGGTCTCGACTGTACGTGATGTAACCGCTGGTGTCCGTTTGATCGGGGCTTAATATGCCAAGTCAGCTACAGGGTAATTTCGGAGCGGGTTCTAGAAACCCGTTCAACTATTCGAAAGTCATTCAAAGTACCCGCGATCCGGTTACGCAATGGCTTACGCTCGACGAAATCACCAACCAGCTCAATTTGTTTGCCGATGAATCTCAAGACGAGTTTTTATCGCAGCTTGAGCTGGCAGCGCGTATGGCAATTGAGGATTATTTAGGTGTTCCAATCTTTAATGTGACGTATCAGGCTTCGTATCTGATCTCGGGTTTGATGGCGGCTCCGGTTTCGCTAGATCTCCCCGAGGTTTCGCAAAACGGCGTAACGATCAACTGGGTCAAGTATTACAACGACCTGAACCCTCCGGTTCTTACGACGATTGCAAGCAGTCAGTATTACTATGACCCGACTGGGAATAAGCTAGTTCTTTTCGAGGTTCCTAATAACGTCAATACCTACATGACCGCTCCGATGCTCTGCCAGTACACGCTACAAGGCAGCGTTATCGGTCAGTATCCCGTGGTTAAGCAAGCGGGGCTGATGTTGCTCACGCATTTTTACAATAACCGATCCGCCATTTCTGAGGCTAAGCAGTATCAGCTTCCCTGGGCGATTGACCAGTTATTGAGACCTTACAAGACTTTGGTGATGTGATGGTTTTACGCGTCGATCAAATCACCATCAACAATCTGACGTTTGGGCTTACCAATCTTGGCGAGCAGACGACGACAGAGACCGCATGGTTTCAGACGCGAGCAAAAACCAAGTCTGTGCATAACCGCATTCGGACGCTTGAGAAGTTTCGGCAATACGACAACATGATTGAGTTCACCGTGAACTACACGCCCAACATGCGTACGATTTCCGATGCTCAAGAGGCTTACAGCATTTCCTTCCGAGACAAATCTTGGCGGATCGCAGAGGTTTATGAGCATGATGATCGGCAATGGGTAACGTTCACTTGTTACCGTAACGAACCAACGGTTGCAGTCTGATGGGCCAGAATTCAGCCGTTACCTATGCTCAAGCGATACAGGCGCAGCTAACCTCGGTTTGTACGCCCACGCCGGTCTATGCTGTGTTTAACCGCAACTTTGCAACCGAACCGACATTCGTTACTTGGCAGCTTAGAGATGTTCACCAGCCGGTTTATACGGGGCCGCAATCCGTTAAAGGTATAGACCGACCTGTCTTTCAAGCGACAGTCTTTGCTCAGCAGATGGCAAATTGTTACTCGAAAGCTCAGCAGATTGTCGATGCGCTCCACGGCTATCAGGGAACATTTGGCGGCTTATTTTTTGTGGCGAAAGTAGACGTTGATTGGCTTTTCCACACATACGATAATGACAGCAAGCTACACCAGATTGTTTTAGATTCAACTTTAGATATTCCTTCGTGAGGTGAAAAATGGCTCTTCCTAATAAAGTTTTACCCGGCTTCAGCGCCTCGCTATATTGCCAGCCGGGGGCTACGCCAACTGTCGTTCCAACCGCAGACTTGGATGACCACACAATCATTTCGGCTCTTGCTATAGATGCCAATCTGGTTCCAGTGGAAGCAATTCCTGCGTTTGGTCAAGACGATGCAGTTGCTAACTTCTCGGTTGCTGGTTCGCGTCAATCCGATAAGATTCCGACCCAATCCGCGCCAACATCTATGACGGTAGTAGCCGCATGGAATCCGGCAAATACAAACCTTCTTTTGCTTCGCGCCGACGCTTATAACGGCACGATTGATCGTACGTTTATCATTAAGGCAACAGACGGAACCAATAACGTCTACTTTGCATTTAATGGTCGCGTGAGTCAGTGGACAATTGATCCTGCCCCTGGCGCAGAAGCTCAGGTTACTTTCACAATTCACCCGAGGGGTAATCAATTTGGTTGGTCAAACAACACTTGATGAATTAGTAGCGCTGATGGCGGAATTCAGGGGCGACCTTCATGCTATGGCAAAAGGGCATCCCTTTACCTTACAAGAGGTGGATGCCGCCTTACAGGAAGCCAGCCCCGGCGGGGCCGAAGCAGTCTGTCTTTCAGTGTTGAGGGCTCATGCAAAGAGCGAGTGATGATCTGCTGGCTTACTTGGTCACGCAAGCCCAGACCGGTTCCAAGAACTGGTTTGGGTATCCCCAACAAAGGCTTATTAATATTAGCCTTTGCCACAAGATCGCAGAAAATCATGCGCCAGATATGACACCAGACGAAGTCGTAAATTATGTGATTCGTCTCAACGATCTAATCTTTAAAAAGATCGTGACAAATGGGAAAGATTGAGGTTAAAGGTTTCCGAGAGTTTGAGGATTCGCTTTTAGAATTAGCTCAAGAATTCGGCACGACCAAAGCCAGACGCTCATTACTTCCCGGTCTTAAATCTGCGATGGAGCCCGTAAAAGCGGCGATCCGCGCAAGAGTTCCTGTCGATACTGGAAAGCTACAACTTAAGGTTCGCAACGGCGCGAAGGTTGCGACGCGTAAAGACAAGTTTAAAAAGTATCTTAGCCGCGACACAGTTGCTTTTGGATTTGTCGATGTTGGTGTCGGCTACAGAGATGCTAAGGGTGAGTACAGGCCGGCAGCAGAGGCTATAGAATTTGGTACGGCTGAGGTTCCTGCTAGGCCGTTTATACGAAACAGTTTCCAATCAATGGCAAGCTCCGCTCTTGACCGGTTAGCGTCTCTTATGAGCGCTCACATGGATCTCTGGGCGGCAAAACAACGAGCAAAGGTTAGAAAATGAGATTACAAGACAAGTTTGGTTCTTCGTTCCAAAGGCAGAAATACGCAGACATTGATTTCGCTGGACATGCTCTTAAGGTCTATCTTCCAACCAGGAAGGAAATGCTTGAGCTTGAGGGCAAGATCAAAAACCCTCCTGATGCTTTACTAGAGCAAGAATACGCAAAGCTAGTCGATACGTTTGAGAAACTCTACAAGATCAACAAGACTGTAGAGGTTGAGCGTAAAGACGATGACATTGTGGTTGAGGGCCGAAGCCTAAAAGAAGCATCACGTTTCAAAGCCCAAGAGATCATGCGCGAGATTGCGCTTATTAACTTAGTCGGTTTTGAGGAAGGGCAAGAGCTCTTCGCGCTTTCCTACGAGGATATTTCCGAAGCCTTCTCTCCAGCGCAGATTAAGCATCTGACCGAGTTGATCGAAAAGGCGGTGAATCCAGATTACAAGGAAGTCGAAAAAAACTAAAGCGGTCACTATATCGGCAGATTCGGGCGGCGATGATCTTTAACGGTCAGTCTCCCGAGGTCATAGAAAGCCTTGATGTAGTGACCACGCGAGAGTTAGAATTGATGTACCGCGATGGCATGATTGGCGCGAGACAAAACTTAATGTTGATCTCGCATCTGATGGCGATTGTTTACAACGCGCTTTCTAAAAACCCAATCAAGAGTCGAGAGTTTTTCCCGCATCTGGAGGAGTATTTCATCCCTCCTAACTACATGACAAGACAAGAACGAGACTTTCTGGCGTTTACAAGTCTGCCAGGGTTTAAGTCAGAGTTTTTAGACATCTTAGGGGGAAACAATGGCCGGTAAGCTAATCGCAGCCCTACAAGTTGCACTTGGTCTTGAGAGCGCAAAGTTCGTTCAAGAGATCGACAGGGCTAAAGCCAAAACCCGCGAAATGAAAGTTAGTGTCGATGTTCTCGGCACTGCGATGGGCGCTTTGCGAAGCCCGATGTTACTAGCTGCTGCTGCCGCTGGAGCATTTGCAACCTCTTTCTTCAAAGCCGCAGACGCGGTTAACGACTTCGCTGAGGGCTCGGGTTTAGCGATTGAGGAAGTCTTGGCTCTCCAGAGCGCGATGGTTCAATCGGGGAAAGAAGCCGATAACGCCGCGCAGATGTGGGATCGATTCTCGGTAACGTTGGGCGCTGCCGCTGATGGTCAAAAAGAACAAGCGGATCTGTTCAAGGAATTAGGCGTAAGTATTGCCGACGCTGGCGGTCTCTTAAGACCCGAGATCGACATCTTCCGAGATTTAACGTCAGTTCTTTCGGGCATGAGCGCAGGCGCTGAGCGGGCTCGATTACAAGTTCAGCTTTTCGGAAAACAGTTTGGCAATCTTGATATTTCTAAGATAGACCAGCTTTCAAGAAACACCGACAAGTTCTCAGGCGAAGCAAAGAAGGGCGTATTAGCTATCGGTGAGATCGGTGACGCTATCGACCAGATGACCGAGAAAGCGAAGATTGGCTTTCTTACGCTGATGGGCAAGGCGCGTGACGCATACACGGGCATTAAAAAGTTTCTTGGCTTTGGCGAAGAGGAGCCCGCGGTTCCCGCCCCGGTGGTCGGCGTTACGCAGGGTGGTAGACAGTCTGGTACAAGAGTTAAAGCCGTAAAAGACTCGGGCGCAGAGTCTGCTGCAAAAGCGCTTAAGACATACCTTGAGGGCTTAGACGCTCAGATTCTTAAACTAAAAGAGGGCGAAGAAGCCGCGTTACGGTTTGAGGCTGCAAAGCAAGGTGGCCCTGCTGGTCTCGCAAAGATGGAAGAAATAATCCGTCTGCGCCGCGAGGAAGCCGAGCAGCAAGAAGAGATGATGAGGCTTACAAAAGAAGCCAATCAAGAGCTGGCCGCGATGGACGATCTCCGCAAGATGCGCCAAGACCAGATCGTTAAAGATTACGAGCGCGAAGTTGAGATCGAAAAAGAGCGTATGCAGGTCATGCTAGACCTAGATCAACAAGCGCAAATCATGGCTAACAAGCAATGGGAAGATATGCAAGAAAAGAAGAAAGACGGTCAAGAGCAATTAGAAATGCTTGAAGACATTCGGGATGGGTTTAAGTCAATAGGCACAACTATTGTCGAGGCGTTTATGTCTGGCAAGTCTGCCGCGCAAGCATTCAAGTCTGCTCTTTCCTCTTTGCTTCAAAAGCTAGCTTCCCGCTCGCTGGATAAGTTTCTAGACACAATTTTCAAATCAAACATTACGGGCGCTCCTTCATTATTTGAGAACTTTATGTCTAACGTTCCCGTTCTTGGGAGCATCTTTGGTAAGCGAGCCGGCGGCGGTCCGGTTAACTCTGGCGCTCCGTATCTTGTTGGGGAAAGGGGGCCGGAACTATTTGTTCCAAGCATGGCTGGGCAGGTTGTACCGTCTTACGCAATGAGCGGAACATCGACAGTCAATAACTACAACATACAAGCCATTGACGTTAAGTCTTTTGAGGAAAGAATCATGGGCAGCAATCGAGCGGTCTGGGCGGCTAACTCTTACGCTCAGAAATCGCTCTCACCGCGGGGCAGAGCATGAGCTTCCAAACCATTCTAGACATTAGCCAAACTATCACGGTCAACAACCGGCGGATGGTCGGCCAGCAATACTCAAGATCGGGGCAAGTAAGAACGGCAATGTACGTTACTTCCGTTCCTTGGGTGTTCACAATCAAGCCTCATGCTTT